CAACATTAAGTGGTTTGTTTAAAGCTGCCAACCTTGATGTTGATATGGAGTTAAGCACTCAAATAGGAAAGAAAAAAAGATCATGGGCATCATTTACCGCAACCATAGGCGATGAGGTATTTAAAACAGTCGTTGGTGCTAATAAGGGTGGATTAGAAAAGACGCTGGAAACATTGGTTGGTCAAACATTCTCGGATGTAATGATCAAAGCAATTAAGGCATCTGATTTACAAACTGGCATTAAAGAGTTATTTGATGGCTTAACAGATAAAGATGAAATTGCTCAAATGTCTGCTGCAGCTCAAATGCTAATGAAAGAATACGGCAGTCTTGCTGGTAAAGTTGCAGAAGTGGCTTCTGCATCAACAGATAGTGCTGAAGAATTATTAAACTTTATAAAAGCAATTGATGGAGTAAAAACAGGTGTAAATAATGCGCTATTTAGCATGATGACACCAGTTGAGCAAGCATCGGCTATGCTTACTGAATTAGGTACAATATTTGGTTCATTAAATCTCACTGTTCCAACATCTATTTCAGAATTGCAAACACTTGCAAAATCTATTGATTACACTACAAGTGCAGGATTAACTCTTGCATCTGCCATGCCAAAATTGGTTGCAGCTTATACTGCCGCTCAACAAGCTGCTGAACAAGTCCTTGCAAATGCTAAAGCCAATACTGCTAGTGCTAAACAAGCATTGACTGAAGTGTTTAATGCAAAAGCATTAGGAATCCAAGACACCATAACCAAGTTTAAAAACTTTGGTGATTCAATTCGTGCATTCAGATTGTCACTAGGTGACAAAATTGCTGGTGGAGTAAATCCAATATTAACAGCCAAAAATAGATTTGATGCCGTTGCGACATTGGCTATGCAAGGAAATGAGGAAGCATTAGGTAATATACAAATAGCATCAACTGATTACTTAAATGCTTTTGAAACATATTCTGGTAGTTTTATAGATTACCAACGAGCATTTGCAAAAGTAAGTGAAACATTACTTGGTGTAGAAAATTCTAGTTATTCGACTGCTAGTGTTGCTCAATTGCAACTTGATTCATTAAATGCACAATATGGCACATTGGTATCTATTGATAATGGAATAGCTAATTTAAGTGTTGCTTTAGCTAATTATCAATCTGCTATTCAAGCTGAATCTGCTGCAACTAGCGCATTAAATATTGCTAAAGCCAATGCCGCTGCCGCTGCCGAAGCTGCCGCTAAACCTGCTGTCGCTGAAGTTGCGAAAAAAAGTGTTGCTGGATTAACATCAAGTGCATTAACTAGAATCTTGAATGAGGAATTAGGAAGCACTGCCGCAACTCAACAAGTATTTAAAGACATCCAAGCTACTGGCACAAGATTAAATTCACCTGCGTTGCAAGATTACATTCGCACAAACTTTAGCGATAAATACTTTGCTCAAGGCGGTGTGTTTACTAATGGAGTTGTTGATAGTCCTACAGCCTTTAGCATGGGAGTAATGGGTGAAAGAGGCTCAGAAGCAATTATGCCTTTAACCAATATAAATGGCTCACTAGGTGTTACAACAAATAACTCTGAAATGGTTAAACAATTAGAGATTATCAGCGATAAAATATCACGCTTAGAATCAGTACAAATTGCCACAGCGCAAAACACTGGCAAAGTTGCACGAATTGTTGAAAGAGCAGATAATGGCGATAGTTTAAATGTAACGGTGGTAACATAATGACAACGCCTTTTACCATAGTAAAGCCTATTACCGTTAGTGATTCTAACTTTGTATCATCATCATTACCTGAAGCAGATTACCCAGTTTGGGCTATTGGTACTGCTTATGCTATTGGTGATAGGGTTATTGTAACAACTGGCTACCATAAGATTTACGAATCATTAATTGCAGGAAATACTGGATTTAGTCCGCCAACTAATCCTACAAAATGGGTTGAGGTATCAAATACAAATCGTTGGGCAGTATTTGATGAATCAGGCGGCACAAAATCAACTGGTACATCACCAGTCCAATGGGAAGTACACACTGGCAGGATTGATTCTGTTGCAGTTCTTGAAATTGCAAATGCTAATACTGTACAAATAATTGGTAATTCAACAAGCGAAGGCGAAGTTTATAATCAAATATTTACTTTAGCCGATAATACAGTAGTTGGAAATTGGTTTGAATACTTTTTTGCACCAATTCGTAAACAAACTGAAGTATTGGCTAACGATATTCCTGTTTACCAAGATTTACATGTAACTGTAATAATACAAGGCGCTGGCACTGTATCAGCAGGTCAAGTATTATTTGGTAATCGTAATGAAATTGGACTTACCTCAATTGGTGCAAGAAGTGGTATCATTGATTATTCACGGAAAGAAGTAGATCAATTCGGCAGAGCAACATTAGTTAAACGCAATTTTAGTAAACGTATGGATGTAACATTATTAGTTGATAATGGTATAGTTGATTCTGTACAATACTTACTATCTGATTTAAGAGCTACGCCAGTTTTATGGATTGCCGCAAAAGATACTTATGAATTATTAACAGTATATGGATTTTATAGGGATTTTAGTATTGATGTTGCTTATCCAAATCAATCTATATGTACACTTGAAATTGAAGGATTAACATAATGGCCATTACTCCGTTACCAACCCCACCATCGCGTTCCGATCCAGCTAACTTTGCCGATAGAGGTGATGCCTTTCTTGGTGCATTACCTACATTTGCTACTGAAGCTAATGCTTTAGCTGTTGCAACCAATCAAAATGAAATCAATGCAGAGTTAGCGGAAGTCAATGCTGAGACGGCTCAAGCGGCTGCTGAAGCGGCTGCCTCTGCTGCCGTTGCTACTGCAAATGTTACTTTATGGGTATCGGGAACAACTTATGCGATTGGAGCTAATGTTTATAGTCCGATTGATTTTAAAACATATCGCAGAAAAACAAGTGGCGCTGGGACAACTGATCCAAGTGCCGATTCTACAAATTGGGCTTTAATTGCAGGAAGTGGCGATGTAACTTTAACTGGCACACAAACTTTAACTAACAAAACAATTACTGGCTTTAAAGAAACAAGCACAGCATCAAGTTCTAACAACTTTGACTTATCTACTGCTAACTACTTTACTCACACAGTATCAGGCGCTACTACATTTACTGTAAGCAACACAGCAGCTAGTGGTTCAGTCAGCACCTTAATTCTTAACTTAACTAATGGTGGTTCTGCTACAATTACTTGGTGGTCAGGTATGAAATGGGCGGCTGGAACTGCGCCTACTTTGACTGCTAGTGGTCGGGATGTATTAGGATTCTTTACTTATGATGGCGGGACTACCTGGTCTGGGCTTGTCCTCGCGAAAGATGTCAAATAATGGCTGTTAATGATATTGTAATGGGTGCGGCTGGTGCTAGTGGGCCAGCTACCTTTGTTGAGGATGTGTTCTCTACTTACCTCTTTACCACGGATGCTGGTGGCGGTTCAACAACAGTAAATAATGGAATTGACTTATCAGGCAAAGGTGGTCTTGTTTGGATTAAACAAAGAAATGCAGCATCAGACCATAGGTTAAGTGACACCGCGCGAGGTGCAGGATTATTAGCAAGTAACACAACCGATGCTCAATTTGTCCCAGGCAGCCCATTAACTTTTAATAATAATGGATTTACCCAGCCCGGCACTTTAGCTTATCCACAACCTCATGTATCTTGGACATTCCGCGAACAACCTAAATTCTTTGATATTGTAACTTGGACTGGAGATGGTTCGTTTCCTCGCGTTATAAATCATTCATTAGGGTCAACTCCTGGCTGCATTATAATTAAAAAAACAAGCGCGTCTGACAATTGGTATGTTTACCATAGAAGTTTAACGGCTGGATATAAAGTACAGTTAGATTCAACTGGGGCACAAGCATCTGCTGGTGGATACATAACTTCTGTAACAGATACTTCATTTAGCCCAGCATACAACGATAGTGGCTCAACCTATGTAGCCTACCTATTCGCCCACAATGCAGGTGGCTTTGGCGCAACTGGCACAGACAATGTGGTTAGCTGTGGTAGTTTTACAACTGATGGTAGTGGTAATGGTTCGGTTACATTAGGTTATGAGCCACAATGGGTTTTAATGAAACGAACAGATGACGCATCACAATGGTATCTTGCAGACAATATGCGTGGAATGCCAGTTAGTGGTAATGGTGCAAGGTTGTTTCCAAATTTAAGCAATGCTGAAAGCACGTCTACTTCTTGGATTAGACCAAACGCAACTGGATTTACTATTGACCCAGGAATGTTTGGTGGAACAGTTAACTTAATCTACATCGCTATCCGCAGACCAATGAAAACACCTACGACAGGGACAAGTGTGTTTAGTCCGCAAACTTGGACAAGCACAGATGTTGAACCTAGAACAATAACAACTGGATTTGCCACAGATATGGTTTTATATAAACCAATAACTTCTAATGGTGGTATGGATTACAAATGGCGATTAGCTGATAGGTTAAAAGGTGTTGGTGTTGTTGGCACTAATTCAGGAAGTGAGTTATCCACAAATGATACCAATTCTGAAAACTATACCAATTCTGTTACTACATATAACTCATCATTTCAATCGTTAGCATCAATGACTGGTGTAACTATTGGGTATTTATTAAATAGAACAGATGATGGCGGCAATGTTAATTATGTTGGATATAATTTTAAAAGAGCCGCTGGTTTCTTTGATGTAGTGTGTTTTACTCCTACTGGAGCCGCACATACCGAGCCACATAATTTAGGGGTTGCACCTGAATTAATTATTGGTAAAAGTCGTAGCGACCCGTTTAATTGGTATGTTTATGCTGCACCTTTAGGTAATACACAAGCATTATATTTTAATACAACAGATACTCCTATTACTGGGACATATCTTTGGAATAACACATCACCTACATCAACTACTTTTTCTTTAGGTGCTAGTGGATTAAATACAAGCGCTTCTACTGCGGCTGTTGCCTACTTATTTGCAACCGTTGCTGGCGTATCTAAAGTCGGTTCATACACAGGTAATGGCTCAAGTCAAACTATTAATTGTGGATTTACGACAGGGGCAAGGTTTATAATGATAAAATGTACAAGCGCAACAGGAGATTGGAAAGTAATAGATTCTGCCCGTGGAATTGTAGCTGGCAATGACCCAACTCTTGCATTAAATACAACCGCAGCAGAAGTTACTGGAACTGATTGTATTGACCCTGACAGTAGCGGCTTTATTGTTAATCAGGAAACAACAAATAATTTAAATGTAAACGGGGCTTCGTATATCTTTTTGAGCATTTCATGATTAATAGCGGAATATATGAAATAAAAAATAAAGTCACAGGTATGCTCTACATAGGGCGCACCATTGATTTTAATGCTAGGAAAAGAAGACATATATCTGATTTGCGTTCTAACATTCATAAAAATCCAAGATTGCAACACTCTTGGTCTGCAAGAAAAGAAACTGATTTTGAGTTTAAGTTAGTATGGCCTGAATCTATTGAAAATTTAGAAAAATTAGAATCTTTTATATTAGAAGAATTATTTGATACAGGGAAATTATATAATGCTCATAAAAATTCAATAGGTGGATGGCTAGGATATAAACACACTAAAGAAAATATAGAAAAATTTAGAAAATTACATCAAGGTAAGACAATTAGTAATGATGCAAAAGAAAAATGCAAATTAACTAGATTAAGCAGTAGCAAATGGAAAGCGCATCAACAAACATTATCTGAATGGAATTTACAAAAAGTAATGTGTGAACATTGTGGCAAAGAATCAAACAAAGGAAATTATAATCGTTGGCATGGTAGTAATTGTAAATTTAAGGAATAATCATGGAAATTAGAATCAGAGAATCAGGACAAGTAATGTATGAAAGCGAGTTTCGTGCATTATTCCCAAACACATCATTGCCGCTACTTACTGAAGCCGTTTTAAATGAGTTAGGTGCAGATGTCATACTAGAAGGCGCACAAGCACAGCCTACACGCTACCAAATAGCCTTTAGAGATGGTGTTGAGCAGGTTGATGGCAAATGGTTTACCAAGTATTCTGTTAGCGATTTAGATGCTGATGGCATAGCTGCTAAAGACGCAGAGCAAGCCAAGTCAGTTCGTGAACAGCGCAACCGTTTAATTGCTGAATGTGATTGGACGCAGTTATCCGATGCGCCAGTTGATAATTTAGCGTGGGCTGTTTATCGCCAAGAGTTGCGAGATATAACTTTGCAAGATGGCTTCCCTTTCGATGTAATTTACCCAACCAAGCCATAGGAATGATCATGGATAGTCAAGCCCTTTTAAATATTGTTTTATCTTGTTCATCCGTTGTTTTAGGTTGGTTTTTGCGTGAGATGTGGGCTGCTGTTAAAGAACTAAAAGCGGATCTATCCAAATTGCGTGAGGAATTGCCAAAAGATTATGTGACTAAAGATGACTTTAGACAGGACATCCGCGAGTTTAAAGAGATGCTAAATAAGTTATTTGACAGGTTAGACACTAAGGTAGATAAATGATTAACAGTCGTTCGCTTGATGAGTTACACCCAAAAGTTAAAGCACTAGCAGAGCAATTTAAAAAAGAATGTTTAGCCGCAGGGTTCGACATTCTTATTTACTCTACTTACCGAGATAATGAAGCTCAAGACGTTATCTACGCTCAAGGCAGAACAGCCAAAGGTAGGATAGTTACCAACGCAAGAGGCGGTCAATCCTTCCATAATTACAGAGTTGCCTTCGATTGGGTGCCAATGCTTCACGGTAAACCATTGTGGGATAATGATGTTATTTACTCAAAGTGTGCTAGGATAGGCGAATCAATAGGTCTTGAGTGGGCTGGCAGGTGGTCTGGAAAAATAAAAGAGACCGCTCACATGCAATTTACTGGCGGATTATCGTTAGCTGATTTTCAAAAAGGAAAGACACTATGAATAAATTAATAGCTTTATTTTCTGTATTTCGCAAAGGTAAAGAAGTTGCTAATCCTGAAGCATGGAAGAAAGGTCAAATCACTGGCTCAGTCATTGCAGGTCTATTGGCTGCTCTCGTGGCATTGGCTAAAGCATTTGGTTATGAACTACCATTGTCTGATGCAGACATTCTTTCCATTGGTACTTCTATTGTTGTCATTGTCGGCTTGTTCGTCAATCCAGCTATCACTATCGCATCCAGCAAGAAAGTTGGTTTGTCAACCGAGCCTGGAAGTGCAAGTGAATCCGCAAAAAGAATTATCGGTGGCTGATTGGTATTTGATAGAACTTATTTATTTTACTTTAGAGTGTAAGGAGCAATATGTCTAGTTTCCTATTAAGTTTGTTGTCTTTCGTAATCAATCGTTTGATTGATGCTCAATTATTTGAAACCATTAAAGCATTAGTGGAATCACAAATGAATAATGAGTTATCTGGCGCTGCTAAGAAAGCCGTTGTTAAATCAGCTTTAACTCAGTTAGAAGGTAACATAAAAGAGCAATTCATTAAGACTGCTCCTAACCTTTTGAACTTGGCTATTGAAGCTGCGGTAGTAATAATTAAAAAATGATAGAAGAATTAAAGAAGTTCGCAACAGATAAACAATGGCAGTATTATAGTAAGTCTTGTGAGCTAGGTTCTAATCGTGCAGCAGCCAAGTTCTTTGGTGTAACTGCCACGGTAGTTGATGTTGCTGTCAGAGGCTTAAAGGCTAAAGCAGCAACACAAGGCTACTCTCCTGAGCATGACATGACTAGAACTGTTCCTGAAGGCTATCTAGTCAAAGGTATCAGCACTTACTATAATAAAGATGGGAAGCCATCAGGCCAGTGGGTTAAGTCACGCGCTGATGAAAGTAAGATTCAAGAGATTATGCTTCAAGCTGTTGAGGCATTTAAAGAAGAAATACCTCGCATCTCAATGACAGAACCACCACCGTTAGGCAATGACAATCTGCTTAACTGTTATGTGATTACTGATTACCACATGGGTATGCTTGCTTGGGATGAGGAGTGTGGTGAAAACTGGGATGTTAAAATTGCTGAAGAACTAATTATTAAATGGTTTGCACAGGCAATACAACAATCACCTCATGCTAATCAAGCTGTGTTTGCCCAGCTATCAGACTTCTTACACTTTGATGGTATGGATGCAGTAACACCAGCATCTAAACATTTACTAGACGTAGATTCACGCTTCTCTAAATTAGTGCGGTCAACTATACGTGTATTGCGTACAGTAATTGATATGTTGCTACAGAAACACCAAAAGCTACACATTATCATGGCTGATGCTAACCACGACCCAGTTAGTCAGATTTGGTTGCGTGAATGGTTTAGCGTTATGTACGAGAATGAGCCAAGAGTAACGGTAGATACGTCACCTAATCCATACAATGCTTACGAGTTTGGTAAGACTGCTTTATTCTTC